AAATTTCTATAAAAATTAATAGCTTAGGGGCTATCTGTAAACGTTGCCAGATAGAATGATAAGAATGATTCTCATATGAAGCATACATTAACGCATGAAGAGAGCATGGGGAGGATTGTGAGTCCTATACAAAGAGAGGTATTTTTGATTGTGGATGAGTGGTGGAAGAAGTATGGATTTAGTCCGTCTATACGGGATATTGCGTATGTGAGGGGGAAGAGTGGGTTGGGTAATACGCAGAAGATTGTGGAGAGGTTGGTGAATATTGGGGTATTGAAGAGGAAGAAGGGGCAGGGTAGGACAATAAGACCTGTGTACATTAACTTTCGGAATTTAGAATGAATTTAAAAGAGTTAATTGATAACTTGCCTGAGGATGAGTATGCAAAGTTACTGTCGCAGGTAGATGACTATAAGACTGCCAAACAGAGGGAGAAGGCACAGCTGTCGTTTATGGAGTATGTGAAACTGATGTGGCCAGGCTTTATACACGGGCGGCATCATACTTTGATGGCTAAAAAGTTTGAGGATGTGGCTAGCGGGAAGATTAAGCGGTTAATTATTAATATGGCTCCACGGCATACTAAGAGTGAGTTTGCTTCTTATCTGCTGCCCAGCTGGTTTTTAGGGAAATTCCCTGATAAGAAGGTTATACAAACGTCCAATACAAGTGAGTTAGCAACTGGATTTGGTAGGAAGGTACGAAACTTAGTGGGGTCTGAGCAGTATTCAAAGGTGTTTCCTGATGTAAGTTTGAGACAGGATTCTAAGTCTGCGGGTAGGTGGGCTACTAATCATGAGGGGGAGTACTTTGCTATTGGGGTAGGGGGTACTGTTACGGGTAAGGGCGCGGACTTGTTAATTATTGACGATCCGCATAGTGAGCAGGAGGCTAAGTTAGCGGCTGGGAACCCTGCTGTGTTTGATGATGTGTATGAGTGGTATACGTCTGGGCCTAGGCAGCGTCTTCAGCCTGGTGGATCTATAGTAATAGTGATGACGCGGTGGGCTGATAGGGATTTGACTGGTCGGGTTTTGCAGGATGCGCGAAATCGGGACAAGATGGATGAGTGGGATGTCATTGAACTACCCGCAATCATGCCCTCGGGAAAGCTTCTATGGCCAGAGTTCTGGTCTAAAGAGGAGATCTACGCCCTAAAGGATGAGTTACCTGTATCCAAGTGGAATGCCCAGTATCAACAGAATCCTACTGGCGAAGAGGGGGCTATTGTTAAACGGGAGTGGTGGAAGATGTGGGAGCACGAAGATCCGCCTAATTGCCAGTTTGTCATCCAGAGTTGGGATACCGCCTTTACCAAGGGGGAGAGGAGCGACTATTCAGCCTGTACGACTTGGGGGGTGTTTTATCTAAATGAAGACCCTCAAAAACCGCAAGTGATTCTTTTGGATGCCTTTAAGAAAAGGATGGAGTTTCCAGAATTAAAGGAAGTGGCATACAATCATTACAATGAATGGAAGCCCGATGCCTGCGTTATTGAGGCTAAAGCTGCGGGAAGTCCGTTGATCTTTGAATTGCGGCATATGGGCATTATTGTCCAAGAGTACACGCCGGTTCGGGGCAATGATAAATTTGTGCGGTTAAATTCTGTTTCTGATCTGTTTAGTTCTGGAATTGTGTGGGCACCTAGGACAAGATTTGCAGAAGAGGTAATGGAAGAGATGGCGGCATTCCCAAACGCGCCGCACGATGACTTGGTAGACTCCAGCACTCAGGCTTTAATTAGATTTAGGAAGGGTGGGTTTTTGAGACTTGATAGCGATGAGGCGGAAGAGGTAAAGAAATTCCGTTATCGGAAAACCTATTACTAAAGGGTAGTTATGCCTAAATACATGGGTGCTCATAATTTTTTATCCAAGACGCAATATGCTGATCAAGTTGATCCAGCAGATGTCATGGAGATATTTCGCGCTGACCCTACTGGAAAGTTTGGCGGCAAAGATCGCATGGAAACTTTGCCAACTAGGATTAGTCGTTCTGATCTTTACGGCATAGCTTCTATTCTTAATAGCGCAGAAAAAGTTGGAATGCCAAAGATCTCATCCCAAGAACTTGCTAACAGAGTTTTACTTGAAGGACGGGGAGATGCCGGCGGTTCTGCGTTTGATAGAAACAAAAAAAAATACCGCGACATCGATGCCGCTTTGGGTGGGTTTAATGCAAAAGAACAAACTAACTTTTCTACTGGTCCAGGATTTGCAGCTACCTATGCAGACAAAGTAGATGTTTCAAACCGTCTTGGCATTCCTTTGGACAAAGCATGGATAGGGACTGGGAAAGTTACCCCAACTTACGGCGGGAATGAGTATGCACAACGAGGAGAGGCGCATAGATATGCTGCTGCCCATCTTAAAAATGCTTCATTAGTTGATTACATTGAACGGGCGCGAAGTGGCAAATTAACACCACAAGAAATAGCAATGGCAGAAATACAAGATAAAGAAGCAAGGGGATTGCACACTAATAAGATTACGGATCCAGTTAAGTTACAACAACATGTTTTGGCTCAATTGAAAAATAACCCTAACGCTTATAAAGCGGTTAGTGAATTAAACCCTCAAGCCCTACAGCATTCATTGCATAACTTTTATCGCAAGGAAACAGGCATCCCAGAAAAACCATGGGGTTCTTACTACATAGAAAATAAAGATGTCAACATCTTTGATTTAAAAAACGAAGCTGATTTGCAAAAAGCATATCGAAGAGCATCAATGGATGAGCGTGGGGCAACTTCTGTTGTAGCAGGAATTCCTGCTGTTACCAGCGCATTTAGATCTATAACGGGATTGCCCGAACCAGAAGCCGCTCCTGACCCTGGAAACTATGGGATGCCTATGGCAACTGGCGGCTCTGTAAAAATGCCAGATAATTATTCTGTCGGCAGTTGGAAGTTAATTTAAGGATAGCGTATGGCAAATGAAACAGAAGCCTACTACGGAAATCCAAGCATTACCCGTCAAGGTGCAAATATTAGAGCACGCGAGAAGGTTGATATATCGCCTGAAGTGGGTGAAATGATAGCTGGCTTTCACCCTGTGCTTGGCCCTGCTTTGTCTGCTAAAGATTTTGAAGTTGCTAGGCGTGAGGGTGATATGGCGGGGATGGGATTAGCTGGATTGGGGATGGTGCCTATGATTGGCGGCGCAGTGAAACCAATATCCAAAATACTTAAAGCCGCCCCGTCTGGGGCAGACGTTATAAATACATTTAAGACTAGTCGTGGTTCTGCATACGCACATCATTCAGACGCTACCACCACAAGAAATCGTTCTGGTGATATGCATAGAGATTCCACAGAAGGAATGCAACCTAGATCCGGAAAGACTATTTTTGTAGACCCTAAAGATGCAAATACAGTTGGTGGTCTTTTTCAAAATACAGATATGGCTACCAAAGTAGTCCCTAAATTTGACAGTAGTGGCGTTCCTACCGGCAAAGCCGCGCTTACACTTACTGAAGATTATGGCCCACGCAAAACTGGAACTGTATTGCATGAGTTTCAATACAAAACAAATCCAGAGGTTGGCCTTAACCCAGTAGAGATTTATAGGAGCGAAAGCCCTATGGGTAATGCTGGGACAGGGATACATTTTGGCAATCAAATTACAGAAGTCACTCCGCAAGTTGTTGCTAAAAAAGCTGGCGGGTCGATTCAAATGCCCCGTGAATACAGCCAAGGTAATTGGAAGTTAATTTAAGGACAAAACAATGGCAACGAATATGGACAAAGGTTTATACCAAGCCCCACAGGGATTAGAAGCCTTGGCTTCGCTGGAGACTGACATTGAAATTGAAATTGAGAATCCAGAATCCGTAAAGATTAACGGCATGGAACTAGTTCCGCATGAAGAAGAGGATTTTTCGGGAAACCTTGCAGAAGAAATGAATGACAGCGACCTTGCTTCATTGGCCGGCGAACTTTTGGGGGAGTATGAGTCGGATGTATCCTCAAGAAGGGAGTGGTTAGACACCTATCTAAAGGGTCTAAAGCTTCTAGGATTGAAATACGAGGAAAGAACTGAGCCTTGGCCAGGTGCTTGCGGTGTATTTCACCCATTGTTGATGGAAAGTGCGGTTAAATTCCAGTCGGAAACGATTATGGAAACATTTCCAGCAATGGGGCCGGTAAAAACCCTCATTATGGGCAAAGAAACGCCAGAAAAGAAAAAAGCATCAGTTCGCGTCCAAGATGACATGAACTTTATGCTTACAGAAGTGATGAAAGAGTACCGCCCAGAGCATGAGCGGATGCTTATCTCTATGTGTTTGTCTGGAAACGCCTTCAAAAAGATCTATTTTGATCCGTCGATTGATAGGCCAGCTGCACCGTTCATTCCATCAGAAGATATTGTCGTTCCTTATGGTGCTGCCAATCTTGAATCGGCAGAACGTGTCACCCATAGGATGCGAAAGACTAAAAATGAACTGATTAAACTGCAAGTAGCCGGCTTTTACCGAGATGTAGATCTTGGTGAGCCGCTTAGTGTCATGGATGAGATTGAAAAACAGAAAGCGCATGAGCAAGGCTTTAATGCTTCTGTCGATAACCGCTTCCAAGTACTAGAAATGCACATCGATCTTGATCTAGAAGGGTATGAAGACACAGATAAAGATGGAGAATTTACAGGCATAGCCCTGCCTTATGTTATTACGATTGAAAAAGGAACCTCAACCATATTGGCAGTACGAAGGAACTGGTTGGAGGAAGATAAGCTTAAAAAACGCCGGCAACACTTTGTACACTATGGATACATCCCAGGTTTTGGCTTCTATTACTTTGGATTGATCCATTTGATTGGCGGACATACACAGGCTGCGACATCTTTGTTGCGCCAACTTGTAGATGCTGGGACGCTGTCAAACCTTCCGGGCGGTTTGAAGTCAAGGGGCTTGCGTATTAAAGGCGATGACACGCCAATTGCCCCTGGTGAATTTAGGGACGTAGATATCCCTTCCGGTGCCATCCGTGACAATATCCTACCACTTCCTTACAAAGAACCAAGCCAGACTTTGTCTATGTTGATGGACAAAATTGTGCTTGATGGCCAGAAGTTTGCTGCAACGGCAGATTTAAACATGTCGGACATGTCGGCTCAAGCGCCGGTAGGTACAACATTGGCTGTATTGGAAAGATTGCTCAAGGTGATGAGTGCTGTACAAGCACGGATCCACTATGCAATGAAGCAGGAATTTAAACTTCTCAAGTCAATCATTAGAGACAACACGCCTAAAGAATACAGTTATGAACCTGAGTTTGGCGATCGAAAAGCCAAGCAAAGTGATTATGACCAGTGCAATGTATTGCCAGTATCAGACCCAAATGCCGCCACAATGGCACAGAAGGTTGTTCAATACCAAGCAGCCATGCAAATGGCAATTGGTGCACCGCAACTTTATGACCTTGCTTACTTGCATCGTCAGATGTTGGAGGTTTTGGGGATTAAGAACTTTGAAAAAATAATCCCGACACCAGAAGATATGAGGCCAACTGATCCTGTATCAGAAAACATGAACATTATGAACGGCAAACCCGTTAAAGCGTTTATGTATCAGGATCATGAGGCGCATATTGGTGTGCACATGGCCGCAATGAAAGATCCAAAACTTGCCGCAATTATGGGTCAAAACCCACAGGCGCAGGCAATTATGGGAGCGGCACAGGCACACGTTATGGAGCACGTTGCGTTTCAATATCGTCGAGAGATTGAAAAACAACTGGGGGCTGCGCTGCCTCCAATGCAAGATAAAGATTCAGATGATGATTCAGTATTGCCACCAGAGTTGGAAGTCCAGTTGTCTCAATTGGCATCCCAAGCTGCTGCACAACTTTTGCGAATTAATAGCGCCGAGGCTCAAATGCAACAAAATCAGCAGGCCGCACAAGACCCGCTGCTACAACTTCAGCAACAAGAACTCCAAATCAAAGCGCAGGAAGTTCAACGTAAATCCAAAAAAGATGTCATGGATGCAGCTGGTAAAGCTGATGCATTGAAGTTGAAGGAAGTTGAAATAGAAGGCAGACAACAAGTTGAAGGCATGAAATTGGGTGTGGAAATCCAGAAGCATAAGGCTCAATTAGCCTCTCAAGAAGAGGCTGAAGGCACGCGGATGGGTATTGATATAGCCAAACACAAATCGCAAATGCAAGCAGACAATCATGCAAAAGGTGTGGGAATGGGTGTGGATGTTGCGAAACACCAATCGCAATTGGCACATCAACAGCAAATGGTAGAACTAAATCGCAAGCAAACTTAAGGAGTTAAATTGCAGTGATTACAACCCAAACGTTCGATTACATCGTCTCAAAACTCGATGAGCGGCGCACAGAGTTACAAGATTTTCTTGGTCAAGGAGTAATCAAAGATTTTCCCGAGTACCAAAAACTTTGCGGAGTTATTCAAGGTTTGAGTTTCGCAAAGCAAATCGTATCAGACCTTGCAAAACGTATGGAGACAGATGACGATGAGTGACGTAAACGTCGAAGAGACGCAGTTGGATGCAGCACAAAAAGCAAAGCAGTTACCGGAACCCAAAGGCTACAGAATCCTTTGTATGGTGCCGCACATTGAAGCAAAGTATGACGGCGGTATTCTCAAAGCGGAAGCGACTGCAACACGGGAGGAGTTGACTACTCATGTTTTGTTTGTTGTAAAGCTAGGTGATATGGCTTACGCAGACAAGGAGAAGTTTCCAACCGGCGCTTGGTGCAAGGAAGGTGATTTTGTTCTCACGCGACCTTATGCCGGCACACGCATACGAATCCACGACAGAGAATTCAGGATTATTAATGATGATACCGTCGAAGGCGTTGTTTCAGACCCCCGTGGGTTTTCCCACGCATAGGAGGCTATATGGCAGAAGCAGAGTACAAATTTCCAGATGAAGTAGAAGAAGATAAAGTTGAAATTGAAGTTATTGACGATATGCCAGAGGCTGATCGGAATCGAAGCCCAATGCCTAAGGAAATCGTTGAGGAACTTGAAACGGACGATTTGGAGCAGTATTCCGAAAAGGTAAAAAACCGTTTTGGCCAGATGAAAAAGGTTTGGCATGACGAACGCCGCGCAAAGGAACAAGCTACCAGAGAGCGCGAAGAAGCAATGCGGTTTGCACAAATCAGGGAAGAAGAAAATAAAGAATTAAAACAAAGGCTTGGCATTGGTGAGAAGATGTTTGTTGAGGAAATCACCAAGACAGTCAACCATGAAATTGCATCTGCAAAAGAAAAGCTTAGGCAAGCTTACGATGCTGGCGACTCAAGTGGCATTGCAGACGCTCAGGAAGAACTTACCGACGCTAAGATAAAACTTAAGGATTACCAACGGTTTAAACCCGCTTTACAAGAAACAGAAAGAAGTGTAGAACGAAATGTAGAACAGGTTCAACCGCAGCCAAAACCACAAGTAACTGATCCGAAAGCAGAAGCTTGGAGACAGAAAAATACCTGGTTCGGCGCGGACGAGGAAATGACAGCCCTCGCTCTTGGCCTGCACGAAAAACTTGTCCGATCTGGTATGGATCCGCGTAGCGAGGACTATTACCGACGAGTAGATGAAACGATGAGAAAGCGATTCCCAGAAAATTTTGAGGAAGAGCAAACTCAATCGGCAGAGGCTGACAAACCAGCTACGCGCCGGGCAGTGAATGTAGTGGCTCCAGCAACGCGAAGCACCGCGCCAAACAAAGTGCGTCTTACGAATTCACAACTGGCAATTGCCAAGAAGCTTGGTGTAACGCCAGAAGTGTACGCAAAGGAAGTTATAAAATTGGGGAACTACAATGGCTGATACCCGAATCGCTCGTGAAATAGAAAATCGTGAAGCTACGCAACGGAAACAACAGTGGGCACCTGCTCAACTACTGCCTACCCCTACTCCTCAACCAGGATGGGCGTTTAGGTGGGTACGGACGGCAATCATGGGGGTATTTGACCCAACGAATACGTCTGCAAAGTTTCGTGAAGGCTGGGTTCCATGCAAATCTGAAGACCATCCAGAGATGCAAGTGTACGCAGACCCGGGTAGCAAATTTAAAGGCAACATCGAGATTGGCGGCTTGCTGCTGTGCAAGATTCCACAGGAACTTATGGATCAACGCGCAGAATATTTTAGGAAGGCAAACGACACTCAAATTGAAGCCGTCGATAACAGCTTTATGAAGACCAACGACCCTAGGATGCCTCTGTTCTCAGAGCGTAAATCGGAAACTACCTTCGGGCGTGGGGCTAAATAACTTAACTTTTTAGGAGTTTTAAATGGCTTATCCTACTGTTTCAGCCACTTACGGGTTTCGTCCCGTAAATCTGCTAGGGGGGCAAGTTTTCGCTGGCTCCACTCGGCAGATGGCTATTGCGTCGGGTCACGCTACCAA